TCCCAATATGCGGCGGCATTCAACGGGTCAAAAGGGGGAACAGCAAGGTTGGACACCTTCTTGCTCAAAGAAACCATTGACCGCATCGACGAATTAGAAGACCTGCGACGCCGAGGAGGAGGCGCCGCAGAAACAAAAGAAACACGGGAACCGGCACGAGAAGCACGAGAACGACGAGTAACATTGCTAGCAGACATGGAGGGGGTGACGGAAACAACCGTGCCCACCCGGGAACCGACGCGCGAACGCGTCATGTAAAAGCTGAATTCGCTGTATGTTGTGAACAAACAGCCCCGCCGCACCGTCCCAATACAGCTAAAACAAGTCGTTGAAGAACGACTCCCGATACTCAGCCTGCACGCCGGAATATCCGATCTCTTCGGAAATCTTCGTATAAACTGACAACCACTCCGGTGTGTTCCTCAAAACATGTTTCCCCCCAGCAACGGCCTCACGGCCAGCAACGGTGGGAGTCCAATCACCATCGTCTGAAAGTTGGGCGTGCTTAAGCAACAGCCCCGCAATCAACTTGGTCGTGTTCTGGAACACTCCGATATACTTAGCGCCAAGGCCGGGGCGATAAATAAAATGGGAGTTGAAATCAAACCTCCCATCAACGCCATCATCGGCAGTGGTGAACTCCTTGTGAATTCTGACGCCACGAAGCAAAAGCTCCGCCTTCTCCTCTGGGGTGATCCTGCCTTGGTAAATAACATCGTCACCGACGCCAACAATGTTCCTCCTAAGGACGCAGAAAAGCTCACCGATGCGCATAAAAGTGTTGGAAGCACCGGTGGAAGGATGGGCTGACGGCATAACGCCAAAGACGTTGATCTGGTGGAAAAGGCCATCTACAGCGATAAGATGCGCTGAACTGAACAAGGAAACCTTGACAAGCATATCTAGGTACCACTCAGAAAGCGTCTCGCTGCGGTCGGCCCCCCTACACCAGCAGTCGTGTCTCCTGAGCGCATCTGCGAACCACAAAGCACGAGGAACTGACATGTCCCATCCCTTTGCGTCATCGCCACCAAGAACACTGAACGGATCCCCATTCTTAAGCTTCTCGATGGTGCGCCCAAGCAAATCGATCCCCTCATCGTCGTGCCCGACCCCAACGACGGGGTAGCACGGACCAGGGAGGGAGTCGCCCTGGTAAGATTCGATGTCAATCTTATTCTGCGCCCTGTGGAACAAGTTGAAAACTGTTTCGTCAATAACGGAAATGGGCCAAATGACCCTCCAAGTCCCCTTCTTAACCTTTTCGGGCTTGTGAAACTCGCTCTTGAGGAACGGAGCCCGCGGATCTTGCAAACCCCTGACGACGATCTCGCAGGGGGTCATAATCGCAATGTCCTCAGCAGTGTAGGCGTGCCACAGAGCTAGGCGAAGAAACACGATCAAAACCGTGTTCGCACTCTGCGCGTCGCTCTGCCAGACGTCTTTAGTCCCGGGCATAACATTCTGCGAGT